TTTGAGCAGATGTGAGATTAATGTCGGTGATCGAAGTTGGGAAAGCGTCGAATAACTTCACTTTGTACACGGATATTCCAACAGGCCATTGTTGTGCAAATTGGACGAGCTCCACATCAGCAACGTAGTCACTGTGGTACCCTATCGCATACGGTGGCTCTGTCGAAATCGCAAGTTTCTGCCAATTGGTAAAGTACCGCTTAACAGTGTACAAGTTGGTTAGTTGAAATGTTAGTTGCACTGGCGTTTGTATAAAGTCGTTGGCTACTTTATTACGTTGCATGCCAATTACCCGATCGACAGTAGCCACCTGCTGGCCGGGTATATTGAGGGCCGTGCACGTTAACTGAGCGCCTTCTCTAACAAGTCTGTTGTTGAGTACTGCCGACACTGTCTCACCATTCGGCCCACGGCGATTCGCCAGACTTGGCAATAGCAACGTATAGCGATTTGAAGACGCCATGCCGCCTTGAGCGCTGATTGCGCTGGTTAGAACATCGATTGGATAATAGAAAAACGCCATTAAATCTTTCTCCTCGAGTCGACGTACACACGACTATGGCTCGCTTTTTCCCACTGGGCTATTGGGAGAGCAATCGCTATCTCCCATTCCTGCGGCTGTACTTCAGCGAATTGTGAACGAACGTGGCGATCGAGATAATGCTTAACGCAGGGTTTGTAATATTTAGTGCGTGAAGAAGCGTTTAACATCGAATGGGTAAAGTTGAAGCGAGCCGACTCGTTTTTGTTGTATTCATCTGCTGTTTTCAAGAGAGCAGCAAACAGCTTAAATCTCAAAATAGGCGGTAAATAATGGAGGTTAAGTCCTAAAAATCCCGGTTCACCATTCATACCACGTTTTGGCGCATAGGGGATAACGAGTGGAAATTTGTCGTAGTATGGCAATTCATGCTTCCATTTGGGGTCATAGTAGAACATCACCATCGACCCCATTGTTAACCTCGCTCTGCGTTTAACAGGAGACTGCGTTAACAACTGATCCCGATTGATTGACGGCCCTCGCAGTTGCTTTGCTTTCTCACGAAACCACTCACGAGATTCTTTCGTTCCAGGAGTGACCCCGTTACGAAACGCACTCCACGACATTAATTCAAACGGATTTCTTTTTGCCACTTGTCTTTCGTTTCAGTTTTTTGATAGGTTTCAGGGGCTTAGGGGCACTGGATTTAAGAATGCCCATCTTAGTCAGGGTGTGCTCTGTCCACACTGCAAATATCCAGCCTTTCTTGTGAGCATATTGCGACGCTGCTTGCCACTTTGCTTGATTGACTGCATAACGCACCGCTTCTGATAATTGCTGTCGCTTTGCTTTACCTTGGGTAGCTGGTCGTTCCGTCTGTTTACGGGGTTTTATCTCGACGAGTATCCTTTTCCCCTCACTCGTTTCGATGAACAAGTCGGGGAAATACCGGTGCATCTTGCCATCTGCTGGCGATATGTATGGTATAATAATCTCTTCACTGCTGTATTTTACTACGCTGTCGTGGCGATCACACCACTTTAACGCTTGCAACTCCCAGCTTGATCTGTAAATTATGTTACGTGTATCACCGACGTATTTGTGGGGATTGCTTGGTTTAAATCGACCTTGATAAAAATTCACCGTGTCCCAATAAATACCTCAAACATTCTATTTATGCGCTATGGCTATAAGACCAATCACAACAGATCTTCAATACCCAGTCGATGCCTCAGGGTACGCTGGCACGGTGTCATTCCAGGTAGTACAGCCCCAGCCCGTCACAGTGAGCCTCGTCCGCAGTGGCGATGACACGCAGGCTGTCGTTACTGGTCTCGGCGACCGTCCCTCCCCGGTTATCAGTCAGACATGTAAGTTGTACCTCCCGTCAGCTATTGCTATATCTGATCAAGTGGAGTACACCAACGTTGATTTAGGGGTGATCGGAGCTGCCACAGAGCGAGGTTTGTCGGCTGGGCAGGGCCTGATAAACTCGGGAGCTGCAGCCGTAGGAAAATCGATCAGCTCGTTTGTCGAAGCCTTGACGAACCCGACGACAGCAAACGACGCAGGGCGGTTACTAGCTAACCGGATAGCCTCGTCCGTTGCTGGTGAAGGCGTGGGCGGTGCCGTGCGAAGCGCTACACGTGTTACAACTAACCCAAATACAAGAGCACTATTCCAGTCGGTTCAACTTCGCGAGTTTGCCTTCTCCTTCACTATGATTCCAACAACGGCACTCGAGGCTAGAACTATCGAAGAAATCATTTACTTTTTCCGCCAAGAGTTGTACCCCGAAACGATACCAGCTGGAAGTACTGGTCCTAATGGCGAGAACGCCGTTAAGGTCGGATACCGGTTCCCAAATCGTTTTCGAATTTTCTTCGACTACAACACAGCCATTGGGCCTCCTATTCCTGTTGCTACACAACTACTCGACAGCTATTTGTATGGGTTCAATGCAGTGTACAATCCTGGCTCAATGGGGATGCATTCTGATGGAAAGTTTGCGCAGTATGATATCTCCATGCAGTTTAGGGAATTTCGTACCTTGGAACGAAGAGATATCATGGAGGAAGGACGATGAAAGAGTGGTTTGGCGCTTTTCCACGTGCATCATACCAATTTGGTAGCACCGCAGGATTGTTCAACTTTACCCAGCTTACTGCCTACATCGACATAATCGATCAGCTAAAGGATCAAGTATCCTATTACCAACCGTACGTGATCGGACCCAACGATCGCCCCGATAATGTGGCATTTGAGCTGTATGGCAGACCTTACTACCACTGGACATTCTTTTTGCTCAATGACAAGCTCAGACAACGTGGATGGCCCGTTTCAGACCAAAAGGTTTTTACGTTAGCTACTCAGTATTGGCCTCATATCACAGTAAACACCGAGCAAACGATACACGATAGGTTTACTATTGGAACGTCGGTGCTTGGGGTTTCGTCTGGCGTTACGGGCACAGTGATTCACCGTCGCCTCGATTATGGACAAATAATCATCGAGGCGGATACACCATTTCAGGCAGGTGAACTATTACAGGACACCTCGACGCTTGAAACAATAACGGTGCTGTCTTCCGTATATCAATATAATTCAACTCGTTCTTACACTAATAGTGAAGGTTATCGAATTGAAATTGATCCATTCAACCAAACGCTTGAGCCAACGGTTACGCAGCAAACATACTACGAATACTTGTCTAGCCTCAATGCTGATCAGCGTCGTATTTCAGTGTTAAAGCGAGAAGTCGTAGATCAGGTTGCAGGTGAATTAGTCGCACTGCTGAGACAGTAGCATGCTACCCCAGTTAACTGACCAACAGTACAAAATAGTCGATGTACTAATAACGAGCGATTACCTTGACACACCCGTCGAGATAACGGCTCAAATATCAGAGCTGTTATTGTACGAGTCTATACACAAGCCGTATATCACTGGCCAATTGGCATTGTTGGATGATGGAGACATCTTTAGTCAAATCCGGTTCAGAGGAACAGAGCGCCTATCATTCACGATTGTCAGTGACGACCCAGGATTAACGGACATTAAGTATCAGCATACGATGGTGATGCGTTCCGTTGTTAAACGTGAAACAATAACTGATAAGTCCGCAGCAGTTGTTGTGGCGTTAATTGACGAGCACGCATTCATCGATCAAGCCTTGCGGATAAGCAAATCATATACAGCTTCAATTGAAGACATCATCATTTCACTCGCCAATGGTGAACTTGGCATTGCTGTTGACCGATCATACACTAAGTACAATTCGCTGCAAGGGGCGATACGATATATTAGCCCGTACCTAACACCAATCAATATCATGCGGCTATTATTGGACAGAGCTACAACTAGCAACGGCTCACCTTTTTTCTTGTACAGCTCTCTTTTTGATCGACAAGGCGCTCTAGATGTAAAGAACCTACGCCTCGGCGACTTCGATACCATGTATACGCAGCGGCCGTTCAATGCTAATCGCCCTTACGTATACAGCGCCGCAATGCCTAATACAAGCGATGCTAATGAAATTTTTACGATCGAGCATGTATCCTTTGACCATCTCGATGACACACTTAAAATGGTGGCTGATGGAGCTACCGGCTGTTTGTTTACATCACAAGATGTGTTTCGCAATACAAAGCTCGCGCAGCGACAGGACATAACCAAAACTTTGCAGCGTTTGTCTGACAACTTGATAATACCCGAACAAACAACACAGACGATGTATGACGACCTGTACACCTTTAACCGCCGTAACACAAACAGCTCTTTACATGAGGTAAATACGCAGTACTTTCATACGCTGGCCTCTCAGGGGACATATGGTCCTTGGCGTAGCTATCATGAAGGGGCTTACGCTTACGATTCCCAGCTACGTGCAAGAAGCATCGCTATTCAATCTATGCTCCAGCGCAATGTAATCAAAGTTGGGTTCAGCGGCGTTGCGCTGTTTCTCAATGGGGTTAGCGTTGGAGATACTATGGCCATCGATTTCTTTGAAACAGATAATGCTGAAGTGGAAACAGTCACGGCAGATCCGCAGCTATCGGGATCCTATCTGATCGTTAATATGCGTCATCAATTTAAAGATACAAAGCACGATGTCGTTGCAGAAGTAACCAAAATTAACACACGTCCCCCACAATACTGATGACGAAACGCAAGCAGCTTGACAGCATATACTACGGCGACTCAACACGGTGGTTTATCGCTACGGTGGTTGACGATCAACCACCGTATGGTTTGGAAGGACGGGTGCAGATTCGTATTCACGGCTTACATAGTGAAAACGTCAATGATATCCCCAACAGCGATCTACCGTGGGCACAGGTGTTGCTGCCAGGGGATCAAATGGGAACATCTGGCTACGGCACAGTACCACAACTTGGTTCTGGTGCTCTCGTGTTCGGCATTTTTCTCGATGGAACAATATCACAACTGCCTTTGATAATAGGGTCATTGCCAAAAACAGAGGTGCCAAGTTTTGTCCAAGCATCAACAACGGATCAACTGCCCTCTGCTGCAATTGACTACCAATATGTCAGGGCGATACTTAACGACGACTCCTCGCTTGCTTCGTATACAAACTTCAACACCAAACCACGAACAGTCAAGCAAGTAGCTGCAGTATATGGTCTTGTGGCTGCAGGATATAATGCCATACATTCGGCAGCGATAGTTGGCACATTAGACGCGGTCAGCGGCATGGACAGCCAACGAACAATTGGTTCGAGCAACACATTAGGAATCGCTCAATGGGACGTCACTAACACTGCGAGATGGAGCAGCTTCAACACTTTTGCTGGTGTATACGCTCCCATTGCTACGGTACAAGACTTTGCGATGCAATTTGCGTGGCTGTTACATGAATTACGTACCACCTTTTCTGCTGTGTCGGGTCGCTTATCTGCCACCACAACGCTCGATGACAACGTAAATAACGGGTATCGCAGAGGACGAATGGTTAGTAGAGGTGCCGTATCTAATGTTTACTATGGTTATCTCGATCCAGCTGCACGTACCAACACATCCTATCTTGATTGTTTAGCAACGGCTGAATCGATATACACTAATTTATACGTAGGTTAGCATGACCCAACAGTCTTTAACGAATTTGACATATAATCAAATAATCGAATACTATGCAGACATTAACTCCCGCAGCCGCACTTCGATTAATTTCACGTATTCTGGTTTAAACAGCTCTGTACCAAGAGGACGCACGTCTCGTTCTGTCGGGGGTGGAACGGCACGCGCTTCTCTTAGCCACAACCTTGTGTCGGTACAGATTGCCGACACCATCACCGTTGTTGGCGCTAAGCCTCTCTTCCAACATACACGTATATGTCAAGCACTGTCGGGTGACTGCGATCCTAATTTTGAACAACGGACTGATCAGGATAATTCAGATGTACTTAATAAC